TTCAGCTTCACCTTATACCCGTCGTTGGAATCAATCCACAGCGAGTTGTTGGGCACACCGGTATCAGCCGACTGTGGGTCGAGCTGGATATACAGGGGGTCTACGCCACCGGAGACGGTGAGCTTGCCGTCTATCTGCACGTCACCCGAGAGATAGGCATCCTTCCACTTCGCAGAGTTGGAGCCGATATCATACGTATCATCAGCCGCTGGCAATAGGTCCGAGTCTCCGACTCCAGCCGCAAGGTTGAGGAAACCTCCCGAGACGACGATAGTACCGCTCTGTGCCGGGTCGAAGGTCACCGTCAGGTTATCCGTATCGACGAGGGTCACGCTCTCCGGTTCTATCTCGTTATCGCTCGTATCATATACCTTGACCGACACATACTTCTCACTGAGGCCGTGATTCACCGAGACACTCGTCTGGCTGTTGAAAGCCTGCTTGTAGAATCCTGTCACTGCCAAATCGGTCGTCGGCTTCAGGCTCTGGATGACTACCTTGCCGCTGGTACTCGCTGCGAAGCTGACCGTTACCGTATTCGCGTCCGTTATATCTATGACATCAGGCGTTATCTGTTCACTATTCTCATCATAGACCTGTACGAGCACATTCAGGTCATTCATGCCGTGACTGACCGTCACACTCGTCACCGAGGAGAAGCTCTCCACATACGTCTGACCGTTGTTCGGCCTCTCCCTATCGATATCCAACAGGAGATTCGTCGAAAGCGTAGCCACCCCCAACTTTATAGGAATACCAGGCCTATCGCTGGTCAGTTGTCCTGGTGAATCCGCGGACAAATAATAGGTGGTTGCTGGAATCAGGCCACTCATGAAATCGAGCTCACCGAAGAGATACACGTCACCGGTACCACCGCTTATATTATTGATGATACCGACAGCCTGTGCATTCGCCTCATTATTGGCCTGGGCCGGAACATAGTCCGAGCCGTCATATCTCACCACGTCCTTATTGGTACAGCCTGCCTGGCTCACTCCCTCAAGGACGGAAGTACCTCCAGCACTTCCTCCACCACCGCCCGAGAGAACCCTGAAGTCGGTTATATCTCCACTGTCCAATGCGGTGGCGTTTACCGGAATATAGACCTGGTGCAGTACGACATATTGCGTTGGGTCATAATCAGGTGGGAACGGATACGCCTCAGGAACACCCTCAAGGGTCGTGAGTCCTGTCCCGTTGAATACTATAAGGTCAATCCTCGGATAGGAGGCATCACCTGCAGTCACCGTGACGGTATCGGAAGCCACGGAAGTATCCGCTTTCTGGTATATCACATTGCCGGCATCGAGAGTCACATCCATACCGCTCACGATATTCACGTCGAGACCATCCAAGACCGCGTTATAGCCGCTGTACGCGGCGTTGTTCATATGTGAGTGAAAACCCCTTTCCTGCTTGTTCGCTTGGAATGCCATGTTCTAATCACCTATACCTGTCTTTCCTCCACTTAAAAAGATTATGTCTATGCGAGCGTTACCTTCCATTCAATCGATACCTCATCGCCTGCTGCATGGTTATAATTGATATTCGCCACGTTTGTCATCGTCCCTGTAGTGGGGTCGTTGAAAAGGCCAATCTCCCTCCATACGAAGACCGCTTCGCTTCCGAGAACAGTCACGTTATATTGCGCTATGTTTCCGGGAGACGACTTCGTGCTCAACTGCTTACGGAACACTTCGTTGTTCAGGGCTGTGGATGTTGCATCATGCGTCGTCGAATCGTCTCCGACCGCAAAGTAGTCTATAGCCGTGATGGAATCGTTTATGAGTCTGTCCGCATACAATTCCTTTCCCAAGGTGGTTATGAGATTCTCTGTCCTATACTCCACCCTCCCTTTGGTCTTGTTGTAGATGGTAATCTCCGTCTTCAGTCTTATGCTATCTTCCATGCCTACCATATGCTCGCACCCCACTTGAAATGTCCATAGTATGTCCTGTTCGTCACGAGAATCTCCACGTCATCGGAAACCGTCGTGGTATCAGTCACACCTGATGTGATGTCGAAGAACGGGTATATTCCCGCTGATTTAATCTCCCAGACGATATCCTTGACCGTGTTAATCAACGAGAAGTTCGGACCGATGCTGAACGTCACCTTGAACTTGGCACTCTCAATCTCCGTGATGTCAATCTCTGAAAGGGAGATACCGGTCACGCGATTGATGGTGTTCTTAATCTCAACGATGGTACCGCTTCCCACCGTTCCTGGAAAGAAGGCCTTTATCCTTGACCTGAAGTCACTATCGGACTCCCCGATATCCCTCGACAATCCGAATATCGCTGCGATATTCTCAAGGTCCGTACCCGTCGCTGTATCAATCTGTACGGACAACTTCATATTGTTGAGTTCCGTCTCGAAGTCATCGAACTGCTCTATCAGGCAGTCCGCTATCGTATTGAGCTCATCCCCATCCTGGAGAGGCTCATGCACACTCCTCATGACTTGCTTGTCGGTCGCCATTCTAATATTGGTTTATCACTATCGTTCCCGCTGAGGCAATCTCATCATCGTTGATTGCCACGTCACTCGATGGAGTCGAGATGCTTGAATAATCCACTCCGCTCACGCTCTGGATGATATCATACAATTGCGAGACCCTGGCATTCTCTCCAATCTGATAACTGTTGAGGAAGTTCCTTACCTCATTGATGACGTTCGTCCTTACCGTATCGAAGACGAACCCATCAAGGATGTGGATATCTGCCGTCACGTTCACCGCGATATTCGTCGGGGTGGTGAGCGTGTACCAGATACCTGCCGCCTTGAACTCGTTGGTCAGTTTGTCATTAATCTCGGTCAATTGCGCTGTCGTGAAGGGTGTGAATCCTGTCGCGAACACCGTTATATGACCGAGCCATCTGTATTGGTAGTCTATGCTCATCGGTTCCGTATCCTGCGGGTCATCCGCTCCCTGGAATACCACCTTGGATTCCTCGTCGATGACATAATCCGTATCCGGCTCATACCACTGCGCTACAGTCGTGGTATCCGAATGGCTTACTGCCGTCGTTCCGAAGTCTCCCCTGGTGCAACCAGTCAGGTCATTGGTGCTCTTTCCCGTATAGGAAATCACCTCATCTTCGATGATGACCTTACCGGCACTCTTGAAATTGCTCGCGTCATTCAGTGTGATGGTCGTCTGTGAATCATCAATCCCACCGTTGAGGGAATCCTCATATCCCGTAAGTTCCCTGTAGGAATTGTTCTGGGCGACCTCATACGTCAATTGGTACTCACTTGTTCCCGAGGAGAACGTGAATGTCTCATTATCCTCGGATTTCAACGGCATATCCTCTACCGACGCTGACTGCACGTAATCCAGAGCCTCCATATCGTCCTCTATGGCCTTTACCGTCGAATGACCGCCTACTTCTGCGGAAGCCCTGATGCGCTCCCTATATGCGGAATCGGACTCCTCATTCTCGCCATTGGTGAACTCGCTGTAATTGAGGATGTTCACGATACCCGTGACCTCGGATACCATATAGACAATCTGCTTCGCTCCTACATTATACTCCGTACCCGTCTCTTCAGCCTGTACATTCACCTCGACGGAAAGAGGTACATAGGTCGTGGTGAACGTCGTGCCATCATCTACCGGAATGAGGAACTCTATAAGGTCTCCCTCATAGTCGATAGTCTCCGAGACGAAGAAGAAATCCACCTTCAGGTCACCGAGAGTGAACGTATCACCAGAAGCGTTGGTCTGCCCTCCGAAGTATATATAATCCAACTGGTCGAAGATAGGACCGCCGCTGAATGTCGCATTATCCGTATTGAGCTTTATCAACTGCCAGCCGTCGGAGAGCGTGACCGGGTCAATCTCCCATTCGATGTAATCCGTCGATGAGCTCCCCACTCTCACGACATACTTGTCGAGGATGGTGTTCAAGCTCGTTGAGTGCTTGAAATGGAACAACAGCTTCTTGGCCGTTATATCCACATTACCGCTCGTAGTCTTATAGATAGCGAAAAGGGTAGAGCTGGTACCTGTCTTTCCTATGTTCAGGGCTCCACTCCCTTGTTTGTAGTCACTACCATCCACTGTAGGACTTGCTGCATCCGCTGTACTGCTCCACCCTGTAGTAGCGTCACAATCGTCTATAGTCGCTATGGTACCGGTATCCACGACCTCATCATTGAAGCTTGAAATCTGGAAATCCGTATTCTCCACGAGAGTCACGGAAGAGCTGCTCCTCGTACCTGTCATGGTCGTGACTGAACTCAACAATCTCTGGTCGAGCGGGTAATTATAGATTCCATCGACGAACGTATGGTTCTCATTCGCCACTTCGGCATCGAAGATGGTGGTCGAGGTACTGGTAAACCTGATATTGTCCTCTCCCTCGACAGGCTGCGTACTCACTACCGTGCCGGCAGGGATGGTGAAATCCGCTCCTGCTGGTGTCGTCCTCGCGAACGTGACGTTGCCGGAAGCCTCCACTCCCTCTTTTCGTACGACTCCCACGAGAGCTCCTAATTGGTCCAAATCGTATCCATCGGCAGTCTCGATTTTCGTGCCCTCATAGACATCGGTCAACGCCTGATACAATCCCGTAATCTCTCCTACGGCAGGACTTTCTGACAGTTCCCTGCTTATGGACTTTATGAGCGTGTTCATCACGCTACCGTTGTTGAAATCGGTCACTTCAGTCGTATTCTCCAGTATGTACTGGGTAATCTCAGCGACTATGTCCGAATAGCTCTTTTCAGTATATACCATCAGGAAATCACCACCACAACATTAAGGGGCAAATCGTTCTCTATCGGAATGACGATGCTCGAGACCTCGATATAGGTCGTTCCGTCTATTTCAGTGAAATTGGCATCCACATCCTCGATGCTATCCACCCGGGGGTCTTGATTGAGAGCCTCCGTGGCATAGAGGATGGCCTGAGACAGAGTCTCTTCGGTCTGGGACGCCCCTTTGAGAGTGGGAAGGTCAGAGCCGTAGGTAGGTGTCAAGGGCATTGAGCCCTTTTGTGTGATGAATCTGAGGCTGATGGCCTGGTGCAGGTTGTCGTATCCGGATATCTTCGCGACGTCGTTATTCACTCCGTACTTGAGGTCCAATTCCGCAAGGTCGACTTTCATGTCCGTTCCGAGGACTTCTTCCGCCATTTTAGCTTATCTCCACGAATGATTGTCCCGCGTCGACAATCCTCGTATCTTCCGCGATGTGCTTGTCGCCTTCCACGACGACTATGTTCTCTTCCACTGTGACGAAGCTCTGGGCGAGCTGGTCTATGACCTGGTCAGGGTGCGAATGCGTGAGGTTCGGGTCTCCCGTCTGGTACTCATGCGTCGGAGTATCCACTGTATCCTCTTCCGACATAACAGGCGTTCCTTCCACAGTCACGAATGATGGAGCATTATCATCCACAGTCGACGCTATAGGAGGCGATAACGCGCTTCCATAGTGTTGTGGGGTGTTGGTCACCACTGCGATTTCAGTCAATATCGAACACCCCTTTGGTCTGCGTGTGGTCTATTGTATTGCCCCTTATCGTTATGTTCCCGTTCCCGTCGGATTCGATACCGTAGTTATCCTTATCGAACAATTTGAATCCGCCACCATCCTTTAAAAAAATTATCTTTCCTCCTTCCTTGGTCGTGATGGCGATATTGTCATTCTTCGTCGAGATATAGAACGACCCGGCCTCCTTGTTCTGGATGAGCATGGATTCCTTCGCCTTGATTGTCCTGTCCGGATTCTCCGTATACACATCATATACATTGGCCACCCAGAACGGCTCACCCATCAATGATATGACGATACCGAAGTCATTACGCTTCGGCACCTTATAGATTCCGGCATAATTACCCAGACCCACACCTGAAAGCTTGACGTTATCCACCGATTCACCGTCATGGAGCCTCGTCACCTTCAGCTTGTACATCTGCATCGTATCATCGAATACGATATCCTCCACCTGGCCGACATAGAGGAACCTAGCGAGCTTGCCTTCCATGAACCTGTCCATATCCCTACGGAACAACCTCATGAAGTCATTAATCTCATCCTTCATTCTCGTCATATCCATAGACCTCCGCCAAATCCTCTACGACCTTGTCCGACTGCTGCCGCACCGTATCGATATCCGTGATATTGTAATCATTCATGACGAAGTCCTCAGGGAACGTCGCCAGTACTGACGCGAAAGCCTGAATGTTCAGGACCACGTCACTCGTCTTGTTGATGGAATAGGAAAGATTCTTCACGATGAACACTTCACCATCAAAGAACTTCGTGTCCTTTATCTGAATCAAATCACCGGGCCTTATCTTCAGGGTATCATTCGTCACGGGAGCCGAGAACTCCACTATATTGTTCCTTGCCCTCTCAAGGAGCTTCTCCCTCGCAAGCTTCTCGAGCTCCTGCACGTTGGCCGAATACGCGGCATAATATCTCTCCTCCCTCTGCCTACGGCCCGCAGCGAGAGCCAGGAAATCGATAGCCACTCCCTTCCTGCCTCCAAGACCCGTATATACCACTGTCGTAATCATACTGGTGGCTGAACTCAGCTTCAAATCCCCGATGATGTTATCCTTATTGAACTGCCAAGCCTCCGCCTCCTGATTCTGTATATACTGGATGTACCTGGGGGTCTTGAACAAAAGGGTGTTGGAGTAGGGGATATAGTCGATATAAATGACAGTCTTGTTCCTGATGGACTCGAGTTGTTGGATGGTGTTGTTCTCCTTGTCCGGTTTCACGATGACGTTCTCGAATGCCTTCACGTCGATATCGAAGGGAATGTTTATGTCAGATTCCTTATAAGACTGTTTCAGGACATCTACGAACTCATAGAGCAATCCGCCGACGGAAGGCCTTATCGGTATATTGATGTTGAAGAACTGCATCTTGTCCGCGAACTCGATGGACAGGTTTGCCGCAGTCTTCGAATCAGTAATGCTTACTTCCATAATGTACCCGTCCCAGACCTTCACCAGGTCTTCCTTGGTATAGTCGATGCTATCGACCTCTCCCACATATACCTCTATAGGAGTGAACTTCTCAGTATCCTTGTAGGTAGGGTCGAATGGCAACTCGATAGAACCTGTCGAGGAGATATTGTCCAAATCGTACGAATAGGACAAACCGTCTCCTCCGTCGACTTCCCTGCCGTCGATGAATAATTTCTTGCCTATCATCCGCCTATACCACTCGATATGAAATTCGTCCTCTTGAGGAACTCGATGACCGCATCTCCACCATCATACACCTGATTGATGACATTACGCTTCACATTCGCCTGCCTATACTCCCTCAGGTTGAGAGTAATCCTGACCATCTCGCTACCATCCTCCACGTTTCCGGGAATGCTCTCTATAAGATACTTCCCGAACAGTTTTCCGAGATTCTTGGACTTGCCCGCGATGAGCACAGGACCTTTGACCTTCCTCAATCTGTTCACGAGAGCATAAGCCTCGTCTATGGACCTTGTAGCCAAGGAGGCGTTGAGGGAAAGGGACGAATTCACGCGTCCGTTATTGATGGTATAGCCTCCATCCTCCCCGATGGACTCATACACGATGACGGAATTGGCGAACTCAAAGTCCATCCTGTTCGTCACGTCGATGTTATACTCCGTCCCGTCTTCTGTCTTGAGGATATATGGCATCTTCTACCCCATGGTATTGTTCGTCTGCACACCGTTGGCCAGGCTCCTGCCAATCCTGTTGGCTGAACCCTCATTGACCGGACCTGATGTATGCACGGTCACGCTTGTGTTGTTGTTCACGTTGTTCGTATTTCCTGCGGCTCCGCCTCTGGTGTTGGCTTCTACGTCGACTTCCTTCTTGCCATCCGTGAAGAAGTCACCGGTGC